GCGTGATGACTACAAGACGGACCTTCTCGGTAATCGTCTAAGGTTGTGCGGATATCAAACCGCAGTCCTCCCTGAGCTCCATGTAAACATGCTCTCTAACGGCCGCTAAGATGAACTCAGCGATCCGCCCTTATCGCACTATATCTCGGTATGCGACACCTAGGAAACACACTTGTATTTCTACTGGACCGGTGTGCAGGTCCGCGTGTTTTAGCCTTCGCACTTAAGGGTAAGCACTGGGCTTTATAGCTAGCATACGATACATTGTCGGTCTAGCATCCACCGCCGCCAGGGAGTATGGAAGGGGATTGCACACACTCTCTGGCACGGCCTCGACTGTCGGGTACTCCCGCGGATAAAATCAACACGGCCCCGACAGTCGCACACTCACAATGGCAAGATGGTAACTGTACTCTGCTCGGCGTTGCCAAGGTCAGAGACAATATGCATCCTTGCACCCGTGACTGTAGTAGCTGTCACACTTACGTCAATAGTACATCCCGCTGCTGGAGCTGAAAACCTACGGAAGGCCCAGCAATCTGTTGCAGCGGCATTGATGACTGTCGATGTGGCATACGACACAGAGCCAGCACCCGCAAGGGTCACTGGCGATGCCGTAATCACTGTACCCGTTACTTCCAGGTAGATGTTGTACGTCCCTTGTGGGAACGTAAAAACGCCTGTCGCTTCATCATACGGGATCCAGTCTATGGCAGGTAAGGACCGTCCCACAGCAGTACCAAACGGATTGGCTGCTGTGAGTGCGGCGCCACTTCTACATAGCACTGAATGAACTGGTGATTGCAAAATTGAGCTTTCACCATTGAAGAACCCAGCAAACGCATTTTTCAGCGAGGTGACTGGATAAATATCAAACTTGGTACTGTACTGCAAAGACACTGCATCTATGTTATAGAAATCAACTTCAAGGTCAAACGTCGACCCTTGAATTCCTGAAAACACAAATGCTGACACCAACTCCAACTCTGGTTGTGCAACTAGCCCAAAAGTCTTCGTCTTGATGGACGTAGCAACAGGATACAAATACTGAGAGGCAACTATCGCTTTATGCAAAAGATTCAGCATATTGGGTGTGACCCCAGGCGATGTAGTGCGTAGGGTAGTACGCGCAATGGCCATCAAAGTAGGTACTGATGCTGTGAACAGTGGGTACGCACTCGCCAAAGACGGAAATGAGGTGAGCAAACTAGAGTCATAATTCAACATGGCATTAGATGCCGTCGCCGACAACTTCTGCGCATAATTGGTGCCCGCCGCTGCCGCAATGGTATTAACGGGCGACGAGACAAATGCCCCAACTGGGGGCACTGTTGGCTGAGGCGTTGTCAACACCACCTCATAACTGACCCAAATTGCTCCAACCTTTCCGACATACTGGTCGCCGAGCGCGTTAATTATTGGCTCTAGGCCAACATAGAAATTACCAGTATCAAATGCACGAATAGATGCCTGGGATGAAGCTGTAGAAGCTGCTCCTGACCCTGGCGTTCGCACATAATAACTGGGTGCACGCTTGCACAAATCACGCGGACGACAGACCATAGACGCGCGCTGCGTAGCAGCACAGTTCATTGATCCTGGTGTAACCGAAAACTCTGCAGCACTCAAGGGTGGCGCATCACCGGCATCATAGTCCACAGTAAAGAAAATCTGTCCTGCGTAAGTGGTCGGTATATACGGCACATAATCAAACTTGAGTGAACGAAACAAATACGACTCATACTGCTGCGACAATGCTGCAAGCCATGGGCTCAAGGCTCCATTTCCTGCATTAATTGGTACAGTAAGTGTGTTTCGAAATGTAAGAGTCCCCGGAGTGTTAATCGTTCCAAGTAGCTCTCGATGCGCGACAACAACATCACCATTGGGTAGCATGCGCTGCCTCGGTTGTTGACGTGTTGTGGTCTGCACCTGTACTCGGACGGGTGCGGATCGGGACGATGTAACTGCCCCGGACCGGGATGACCGCCGTGATCCCCGTGACCCGGCGGAACTTGCTGACCGGCTTCTCGGGCGCGCACCGCGTGCAGGGCCCTTGAATCGGCGAGCAATCTTGACACTGCTTCTCCTCGGAATTGTTGGTATGAAGCCGTTTTGGCATACACTGTTGGTTCTCTGTGTAGCACCGGCGCGCGATCCGATGCCCCAAACGTCTGGGTGCCCACAACAATCCGACCGATGGGGTTCTTTTTCACGCTCCCCCCCAACTAGGAGCGGCTGGACTAGCCAGCACACAAACCTTCACGCATCCCACTTGCCCGCCCCTACCGGGCGGTCAAGCAGGTCGGCACAGTCGTGTGCTACAAGCTTGTCCAGCACAGGGTGTCGCAACAAAACGCGACGCGTACAATCGTGGGAACTAAGATACTTCTCAACATCTTGTAGTTCAACGACGCTCACGCTATACACTAGGGCCACGTATCGAAACATCATGCCCTCATCGAACCGCACTTCCAGTCCTCGATACATCTCGAACTCGTGTTCAAAGTGCTGCAGAGCTTCTTCTCTTGGCATCACAACCTCTGTGAGATTGTATGACCACTGCAAGAACTTCCGCAACACCGGTATGCCATGGCACACGGGCCACAGCCCCATACCGATCGTCTTGTGCCACCTCTTCCTTTCTGTTTCATTGATGGCCGTTTTGGACCAGAACAACCTCCCCAACAACCTACCAATCAATGGGCCGAAAACCCACCCGCCTTCACGGGTCGGGTAAAATCGCCCACTAGCAAAAGTAGCATAACACATGTCATGAAACATGCGTGATTCCGGAATCAGACCAAGTCGAGCCTCTACGGCATCAAGTCTGGTCACGACCTCATCATAGTCAGGGTCATCGTGGTTGGGATCATCACTCCACCCACCACCGTCGTCCGCCAACGCTACTGCAAGGCCTGTTAGGGCATCATCACCCACCAGAAAACTGGCTGAATGATAGCCCTCCGCCAAAGCAGCTTGGACTGTCGCCATAGCATCATTCTGCGTATTGCCTGAAGAAGTGTCATTGTGCCCCGAAGACACAGTCTCAGGCACAGTCCACTTGGCGACAAATCTGCGACCAAATGAACTTTCCTTTGAGACAACAGCACGCCCTTTCGTCGTGTTATAACACTCTTGCAACCAGGCAATGAACTCAGCGCCACATCCTTGCCAACAGGTCACTTTGACGGCCAAATGCAAACGCTGGTTCGAAGAATCAAACCTTTTAAAATCACGTTCACGCCATCCAAAGAACCGAAACCTACTCAGAAAATCCTTCATAGCCGCACCAATCTCCATGGCATTGCGGCCACTCGCACTAAACACTGCAACACGCAGCGTTATGACGACCTCAGGCGCCATGGTCATCCGCAACTGCACTTCCTCGCCATTGAAAACCGCTGCTTGCGCTTTCTGCACGGCATTAAACTCAACCTTCAAATGGCTAGTTGTAGCTCCATTAACATAAGGTTGTATCAGCCGTGGCTTCTCAGATTGCGTCTTCTCACGCTTCTGGAACGCAAGTATGTCGCCCGGCCTCAATGGGTCCACCAAACGCGACAACTGCTGAGCCAACTTCTTCATGCCCGTGCGGGCCGTAGGCGCGGCATTAGGATCGCGAGAGTAAAACACTGTAACAAACTTCGCTTCCAACTTACCCCACCAACGCAACGCATCCTGGTACAAGAAATTCATGGCTGCAGCCGCAACATACACGTTCGGCCCGGCCAAATGGCGCCGCTGCAAGGCGCACACCAAATTCCTGGGACACGATCCGTGTATTGTGTAAACATCACACACGGTTCCACTCAATGAAGTGCCTCTCTGCCCTTCACACCAACACTCGTTCCACCGCTCAACTGGCTCAAAACTCAACGTGCAGTGCCGGTGCAACATGTCCTTGCCCTCTTGACTACGAGGGTCGACGACAGTTGACGTGCACAAAGCAGTCAATGTGGCAGTGTCCCTAAAACTAAAAGGCACCACTACCACAAGAGCATCACCAACCACCAGACTGCTAAAGTGTAACTTCAATGCTTCATACACTAGCAGCCCCTTCCCACTGGCATCATAAACCCCCGAACACACATCGCCAAATTCTCCGATGGTGGGGGCCGGTGGCCGCAACCGCAGCACATTGCGAAACACGACTGCGACAACACCGTCCATGCCTAGATAGTACAACCCCGCTTTCCCAATCGATAGTAGATAGACTTTACCTAACGCCATGACGCCTACAAACCAGGGCACCGTGGCACCAACGACGAGGGCGACAACTGCCAACCCCCCCGAAACCCACGACACCACGCGCGCAACCACTCCTTTGCCTTGCACGGAGACCGATCCCCAATGCTGCATTAGAGCAAGCGCCGCGAACAACCGCTTCAACCGTCTTGGAGCCATAGAGACCATCTCACCGAATGCTCCATTCTGTGAGTGCAAAGTAATGGCCTGCTTAGCAACTAGCTCACGTCTCTGAACTAATGCAACTGACAGGTCATTATATATTGCAGGCATGGTCTGCGTCATTAGCACCCGGGCAAAGTGCATGACTTGGCATGGATCAAGATTGTGTGCCTGCGCCACGTTGGCGCAACGTGCTACCGTCGCGCACTGCGCGGCGTGGCTCGACAAACCGATCGTCTGTGCCACTCCAACGGCAATCGAATGTTGCCAGTCTGACAGGGACTCCCAACTACGCGGAGCCCTGTACGTCTTCTCCTGCTTATGATACACAGGAGGAACCATTGACGTGTTTGCCGACAAATTCCAGCACAACACAAGGCAATTCCAATCATGGTCAGATAACTGCGGCTTGACGGCCTGCATGATATCCGACTCGGGATCAAAGGCGTACAGCACCCTATACATGGACTCGAGCCGATTCCTAGTCTTCGGGTCTCGAGTACAGCGTATTTCAACTGCACAGAACGCTATGCCGGGCAGTATACGACGGGGCTTTCCGTCGTACAGCCATGATACATCCCAGTGTTTGTAATCCGAACCACAGCGTCCATTGGCCCACTGTATTATCAGGTTACCATCATCGTAGTCTCGCCTCCACAACATCTCTGCTTCATCAACCTTAGCCCCATGGGGCAACGTGCCATGAGGCTCGTTAGGGAAAGAATGCATGGTCGACAACATCTCGACACATATGCCTCGCGCTAGGAGCGTATACGCTAGCACGGCCAGAGTTGTGTGGTCGTCTCCACTTAGATAGTACCCGACATGCTCAAGGTAAAACAAAACACATGTTGGCTCTAAAGCATCGACACGGTCCATTACGTGTACACAACTTCCAATCTGACAACTACAGTCAGTGTGTAACACGTGCCCTTGCCCACATCTGCCGAAATGGTTAATGTCGTCAGCTATCGACACTGTCCTCACGCTGTGCAATGATTGGTAGCTAGCCCAAAACCCCGTTTCACTTGCTATCTTCAGACGTTGTAACATTCGGTCATTACTACCCGAGCCAACGTCCACTACCAATAAATGAGGGACCCTTTCCTCATTGGCTAAAAAGCTCTGCACACGAACACCTACCGGAGGAACTTCGTAGTCGGCGTCGGCTTCCAAGGCTGCGACGGCGTCCTGCGTGTCCATCCAAACGGCACGTTCGAATACTAGCCGATCCCCACTTCTGTAGCTGGGAATGGCCGCTGCGTGAGTGTTGCCAAATGCACGGGCATTCGCCCAAGTCAAAGCCACATTCCCCATCTGGCGCCTAGCTAGCGCAGCAAGGGGATGCTCATTGTCCGTGACCATCATGACACCATGATTTTCGGACGACATGATGCCCACAACTACGGGCCCATCATCTGTCCTATAACCATGTTCAGCCAACCAAAGCACATCATTAGGCGATAAATCTGCATCCATGACGTGTTCCCGGAAGTGACGCGCACACCCCACCGAAGCATCTGGCTTCACAATCGGCTGGGGGTCTTCTCGGGTTTTAGGGGCTTCTGGACGACGTGGCTGGCGGCGGTGCATTGCAACGGGTTCAGAGAG